GGGTTCGGGTCGGACTGGAACGTGACGAGCGGGTTCACGTCGGTCGTGTCGCCGTGCCCGTCGATGAGGTTCTCGGCGCCGATGATCGGCTGCACCAGCGGCAGGTCTGCGGCGGGGTCGGGGTTCACGGCCTGCGGGATCACGCGGCGGGCCACGATGCGCGCCGAGAACGCGTACACGACGCCCTCCTCGACGAGCTCGGGCCGCGTCTCCGCGGCGCGCAGGGTGATGCCCTGGTACGTGTTCGCGACCACGAGCGCGTTGACCGCCCCGAGGGCGCTGTCGAGGAGCCGCAGCGCGCCGGGCGTGGCGGCGTTGCCGACCATGCCCTCGTCGACCTCTCGCGGGTCTTCGGCGACGACGATCACCGACCACGACGCATCGCCGACCTCTTCGGACATCGCGCCCCACACGAGCACGTCGCGCGTGATGGCCTCGCCGTCGAAGCGCAAGAGCACCGCGGGGTACTGCTCGCGCACCACGTTGGAGAGGCCGCGCTTCGTCACCTGTCCCGCGTAGCGGGCGGCGACGGCGAAGGGCGTGGCGGCGACGGGAGGCCCGGACACGAGCGCGACGAGCGCGGTGTTGAGCGCGCTGTCGATGTCGGCGAGGGTGGCGTTGGGCATCAGAAATTCACGGCGCGCGCGAGCGCATCATCGACGACGCCCTGCGCCCACGTCTCGCGACGACGCCACGCCGGCCAGAGGTACGGGTAAGGCCGGTTGCGGCTCGTGCCCTCGTCCACGTAGGAGGCGTAACGCGTGCTGGCGAGCACCTCGACGCGGTAGCCGCGCACGACGGAGCCCGACGCGCCGCCGTGGAGCATCGACGCTTCGAGGCGCCCGGTGCGGTTCTGGAAGGTGTGCCCCGTCTTCATGTCCTCGACGACGCCCTCGGCGACATCGAGCATCGCGGGGAGCATCTCGCCGTCGATGCGGTGAAGCATCTCCTCAAGCGCCGCGGCGAGGTCCATCAGAAGCCTGTCGATTCGGTGCCGTCGGCCTGCTGCGTGTACGGGTTCGTCGCGATCCCGTTGTCGTTGTAGACGTTGCGGATCGCAGCGCGCGGGAGCGGGGGGCTCGTCGAGGACCCGGCCGCCTGCGCGTCCTTGTTGCGATTGAGCGCCTTGAAGAACTCGCGGGCCTGCGTGCCCAGGCGGGCGTAGCCGCTCGTTTCGTCGGTCGCGAGGTGGCGCGACGCGGCGATCGAGATCGCGAGGTTGCAGCCCTGACCGACCACGTAGGGGTCGAGCGTGTCGCCCTCGATGTAGAGGCCATCGGGGAACGAGCTGCGGGTGATCGTGCGAATCTCGCTGTTGGCCTCGGCGACGCAGAGCGCCTGGAACACGAGGTCAACGGTCGAGCCGCCGTTTTTTGCAAACAGACGGACGCGCGCCTGCGAGGAAAGGCGCGCGTCGACGTCAGCGACGGTAACGATCGCGGTGAGAGGGGTACTCATGCGGGGCCTCGCGGAGAGACGGGATCAGTTGGCGTGACGGACGATCACGCGGGCGCGCTCGTAGTGCTTGCCCTCGATGAAGCCGTTGCACCCCTCGGGCGGGTTGCGCGGGTCGAAGGGCAGTTCGGCACCCTTGGGGTACATGCGGTCGTTGAGCATGAGCTTCGTCTTGAGCACGAAGACCTCGTCGCCTACAGGCTTCGGCGCGTCGGCCACGGCCTTGTGCAGCGCGAGCTCTTCGGTGAGGGCCGCGATGCGCGCGTCGCGCTCGGCGTTGCCAGCGCGGAGAGCGTCGTTCTCGCGCGTGAGCTCCTCGAGACGAAGCGCGTCGGTGACGCCCTTGCGGTCTTCGCGGCTCACGAGATCACCGTCTCGAAGAGGTAGCCCGTGGTGCCCTGGCCCACCGGCACCTCGTCGTCCGAGTGCGTGAGCTTGAGGTACTCGCCGCCCATCACGCCGGGCATGCGGTCGACGATGACCTCGTTGCGGTAGGCCTTCGAGCCCATGCGGAAGGTGTAGCCCCAGGTCTGCGTCATCTTGGGGTTGGGGTTCTGCTCGATGCGCATCAGCGCGGCCGACTTGCCCCACACGTAGGAGGCGGTGGTGCCGGGCTCCTGCGCGTTGATGACCTTGGCGCGGCCGACGATCACGCGGTCGACCTCGATCAGCGCGGCGAAGAGGTCGAGCTGCATCTGCGCGGGCACCGCGCCGATGTTGCTCACGCCAGCGCGCGAGAGGATGTACTGCAGCACCTTCGGGTTCGTGCGCAGCTTGGGCCACACCTGGCCGCCGATCACGAACGTGTTCGGGGTCGCGAACACCTCCTCCTTGGCCGCGAGGATCGCCGCGATGGGGTCCGAGGTCGACGTGTCCCAGCGGTTGGCGCCCGAGAGCGCCGTGGTGTTGGCGCCGTAGTAGGCCGAGTCGAAGGCCTTCGCGGCGACGCGCACCTCGCGGGAGAGGTCGAGGAAGCTCTTGACCACCGTCGCCGAGATCACGCGCGGGTTGAGCGGCGCGTCGGCGTTCGAGAGGGTCTGGTTGTCGATGAAATCGACGAGGCCGTAGTCGCGGCACGAGTACGACAGGTCGCTGTTGACCGTGTACGCGCCCACGTCGTTCGGCCGCGAGCGCGACCCGGCGAGCTGCGCGTTCGACAGCTCTTGGAGCGTCGCGACGGGCATCGACCAGATCTTGTCGCTCTTCTTCGGCACCGCGACGACGGGCATCACGAGGTCGGCGATGCAGTCGCGGTTCGCGTACATCGCGAACATGTTTTCGAGGCCCACGTCGATGTGGACGCTCGCGGGCGAGAGGCCCATGAGGTGCGTGCGGGTCGAGGGCGACGCGTGCATCAGGTGCTGCTGCGCGAGGGGCAGCGACGCGACCTCGTTCATCAGGCGGTAGAGCGTGGGGTCCTCGTTGCGCGAGGAGAACTCGCTCGCGAGGATGCGGCGACCGGCGTCGGTCTGCGCGAAGGCGGCGAGGCGAGAGGCGTCGTTGGGCGACATCCCCTCGCTGAGCAGGATCGGTGCGTTCATCGGTGGTGTCCTGTGGAGGTGTGAGGGGAGATCAGCCCTGGATGCGTCCGGGGCACACGGAGACGGGGATGGAGCCGCTCGCGCTCGTGGTCGCGAGGGCGATGCCGACGACGGCGCAGTTGGTGCCACCAGCCGGGGCGGCGGTGAGGCCGAGGCCCGTGGCGCCCGCCGCGGTGATGAAGTCGTTGGCGGTGACGCCGGCGCCCGCGCCGCAGGTCACGATCGCGCGGCCCGAGGTCACCACGTAGACGCTCTCCGAGGCCGACGCGGCGTTGAGCGCGACGCCGACGATGGCGGCCGTGGGCGACGCGCCCGCGGTGGCGACGACGGTGCTCGCGCCCGCGGCGATCACGAGGCTGTTGGCGAGGATCGAGCCGCCCGCCGTGAGCTTGATGACGGTGCCCGAGAACGGGGGCTGGTCGGCGCCGATGAGCACGGCGACGGTCTGCCCGTCGGTCACGGTCTCGAGCGCCAGGCCGATGCGGGTCGCGTCGACGGGCGTCGAGGCGCTCTCGCTGGCGACGGTGCCGAGGGCGCCGCCGATCACGAGGCGGTCGCCCGCGGTGATCGAGCCCGACGCGGTGCACGCGAAGACGCCGTTGAGGATGACGCTGATGGGCTGCGTGGTCGAGGCGAGGCCCGCCTGGTAGGCGACGCCGATGAAGGCCTCGCGGCTGTTGGCGCCCGAGGGGAGCTTCACGCTGTCGTTGGCGGTGCCCTGCACGAGCACGGCGCCCGCGGCGACGCTGGCGCTCTGGCAGAGCAGCGCGATCAGCTGCCCCGGGTTACGGAGAGACATTCCCATGGTCGTAGTTCCTGTGTGATGAGCGGTGAGAGGGTCAGCGAGGGAGGCGCGCGAGGGCTTCGGCGATGAGGCCCTTGCGGACCTGCTCGGAGGCCATCGTGATGGCCTGCGTGAGCGAGGTGGCCTTCTTCTCGCTCATCAGCTTCGTGGCGAGCGCGTCGACGGCGCGCGCCTCGGCGAGGTGGTCGTTGCCGTCGAGGCTGATCGACTCGGAGACCTTCGGGAGCGAGTCGCCCGACACGCGGCCCGTGAGCAGCGTCTTCGCGTCGCCGGTGATCGCGGCGGGCGGGGGCTCGACCTCTACGGCGGGGAAGATGCGCTCGAAGCTCGTGCGGTCGGAGAGGCACAGCGCCACGAGGTCGGCGCGCGCGGTCTTCGGCGCGCGGCCCGAGGCGCACACGGCGTCGGCCATGGTCTCGGCCTCGCGCTTCTGGATCGCGCCGAGCTCGTCGATGCGCTTCTGGATCGCGGCGAGGGCTTCGTCTTCGGCGGCCTCGGGGTCCATCTCGGCCATCTTGCAGACGCGGGCCTTCATCGCGTCGTAGCGAGCCTTGAGCTCGTCGTGCTTCGCCTGCATGGCGGCGCTCTTGTCGTCGGGCTGTTCCATCGTCGTCGGCTCCTTTCGCGGAGCGACTTCGACGCCCGCGGGGATGTGCACGGCCCCGGGCGACAGCCCGAGCCGCGTGGTGTCTGCGGTCTCGCTCGCAACGATCGGCGCCATGCCGTCGAGGAACGGGTGGTTCGTGAGCGCCACGCTCGTGAGCCGCGCGCCGATCTCGGCGCCGGTCTCGCGGTCGATCGCCGTGAACTGCACGGCGGGGCTCACGTAGAGGTAGCGGCGCGCGCGCACGTACTCGACGGCCTGCGCGTCGCACCATTCGAACGCGGCCCACAGGCCACGGTCGCCGCGGTCTTCGAGGGCCACGATCCACGCGACAGCGGGCACGCCCTCCTGCGCGACGTTCTCGGGGAGCACCTCGCTCGTGTGCTCGTAGTCTACAGGCACGCGGCCGTTCGCGGTCGCCGAGAAGTTCGCGATGATCTCGCCGAAGGTCTCGGCCGCGAAGACGAACGCGCCTTGCGGGTGGCCGCGAAACTCGCCGTAGCGGGCGATCTGGTTCCACGTGGTGTGCCCGACGGCCGGCAGACGCGCGTCGTCGAGCAGGATCGCGAGGCCTTCGCCGCGCATCGTGCGGGGCGCGGCGGTGCTTGCGTTGGCGTCGCTCATGTTCTTCTCGTCGGCCGCGTCCATCTGGCGCACGACCTTGCGGGCCCACGCGTAGCCCGCGTCACCGCCCCAGCCGTGCCACGCCTGCCAGCCCTTGCCCTGCTCGTCCCAGGTGTCGCCGCCCTTGTCGACCTCGTGGCGCGCGAACCACCCGAGCATCTCGCGCACGGTCTCGGGCGAGAGGCGCTTGCCGTTCGAGAGGTCGCGCGCGCGGGCGAGGCCCGTAGGCTCCATCCCGCGTTGGCTCGGCGGCTTCTCGGCGCGTACCTCGAGGGCGCGCTTCGCGGCTTCCTGCGCGCCCTTCGGCGGGGTGAAGTCGATGTGGTCGTATTTGCTCACGAGTCTTCGGTGGGGCGCTGCGGGGGCTGTGCGGTGTCGCTGACGCCGTCGGCCTCGGCGGGCGTCGAAGGCGTCTGCGCCTTGCCGCCGAAGGTCTCTTCGTCGTCTTCGATCTCGGGCAGCTGGAGCGCGTTGGCGGAGCTCCTCTGGCCGAGGCGCCCGCCCATGTCGGCGAAGATCTTCATGCGCTTCGCGAGGCCGTCGAGGTCGCCCGCGGGGTCAGTGGCGAAGACGATCGACGGCGCGAGCCGACCGACGCCGAACGACATCTCGACCATCGGGCGCAGCAGGTCGCGCCGCAGCGTCGCCGCGAGTTGCTGCGCGTCGCTGCGCGCGATGACGAGCTCGCCGCGTTCGTGCACCTCGCCGAGCGCGCGGTTGCCGCCGCCGGCCGTCACCTCGGAGCCGAGCGTGCCGCCCACGATGGCCTTCGACATCTCGGCGTTGCAGAGCGACGCGAGGCGTTCGTGCACGTCGTTGTTTGTCGGCGCCGAGATCACGTCGAGCTTCGTGGTGTCGGCGATGGCCACGGAGACCGTCGACGACATCGCGTCGAGCGCCTCGAGCAGCACCTGCTGGTCGTCGGGCGTCGATACGTACTCGCCCATCTCGCCCTTGCCGGTCGAGTAGGTGCCGACACGCAGACCGCGCCCCGCCCACTGCGCGTAGGCGAGCAGGTCGCGGATGTCGAAGCGCTTGAACGTCGACCACCACACGAGCAGCCGGCCGAGGCCTTCGCGCGTCGGGTAGACGCCGCGCACCACGGGCTGATGCACCACGAACTTCCCCGCAGGGAACGCTGCGAGGGGGAGGCCGGGGAACTGCCCGAAGGGGCCGTTGGCGTTCGTGTTTTCGGGCGACGCGTACGTGGTCGCCGTGCCGCTCGCGTCCCACAGGTGCAGGCGCCAGTCGGTGGTGAACGCAAAGCGTCGGGGGTGAATGAAGTGCAACGACGCGGGCACCATGCGGCGCCCCTCGGAGCGCCACGTCACCTCGAGGCCCGCGCGCGCCTGGTAGACGGCGGTCATCAGCGACACGAGCGCGTCGGGGAACGACCGCTGCAGCGCGTCGGCGGCCTCGATCTCGAGCAGCCGCGCCGTGCACCACCGGGCGATCTCGGCGCCGCGCGCGCCGCTGCCTACGGGGGGCCGAAGCTCCCACTCGGCGCCCGCGACGCGCAGCTCGCGGCTCTGCAGCTGGGAGTGCAGGTGGCCGTCGCGCTCGCGGCACTCGTCGAGGAGGTCGGCGATCTGCCACAAGTAGCCGAGGTCGGCCATCGACAGGATCGACGTGACCTGCGCGGGCGTGAGCGCCGAGCCGAGGACGCGTGCGAAGCGGTCGTTGTAGGGGGCGGGCGCGAGGCCCAACTCCATCACGTGGCGCTTGGTGTCGATGACGGGCACTGAGGGTGTTACCAGACGGCTTCGCGGGTGCTGCGGATCAGGGTGGTCTTCGACGGCGCGGCGACGATGACGCTCGCCAGCTCGCTGAACGCGTCGCTCGCGGCGTCGACCTTGTCGTCGCGGCGGGTGTCGGGGAAAGCGTGGAGCTGCGCGACGAAGGCGGGCGTCCACGGTGCGCGGATCAGCGCGACGTTGTTCGCGCCGACCTGCGACGAGAAGGCCCCGGCGCGCGTGACCTTGTCGCCCGTCGGCGGCTTCGTCACGACGCGATACCCGGCGAGCTCACGCACGAAGGTCTGCGCTTGATCTTTCCCGGCCTGCCCGGGGTCCTGCGGGAGCCGGATCGTGACGTCGCGCCCATCGGCCTCAGCGGTCTTCGCGATGAGCGCGTGCACCTCGTGGGGCGGACCCACGTGGGTCACAACGTCGAGCACCACGTAGCGCGGGACGATGCCGGGGCCCCGGTCGCCGAGGAGCACGCCCTCGGTCGGGTCGCCGCCGGCGCCGAGGTCCCACCCGCGCACCTTGCGGGTGCACTGCGGGGCCGCGTCGAGGTAGCGCCACCAGTCGCGGTGGAAGAGCTTCCCTTCACCAACGCACGCGTCCCAGTCGCCGTCGAGCAGTTTTGCTCGCGTGACCGGGTCGAGCGCCATGAGCTGCGCGCGGTACTCGGGGCCGAGGTAGGGGTTGTCGGAGAGCTTGCCGCGGATGTAGCTCCGCGAGAGCGCGAACTCCGTGCCCTTCGGCACGATACGCCCGTCGGGGTCGTACCAGAGCGCGCGGCCGTCTTCGGCGCGGCCCTCGATCCACTCGACGAAGCGCGCGCGCACCCACTCGAGGTAGGGGCCGTCGGGGTTGCCGGTCGCGCGGAGACGGATCGGCAGGCCCGCCGCCGAGCGAAGGCGCGACTGAATGTAGCGGTATTGGTACTCGGTGAAGTGCGGGAGTTCGTCGAAGCCCGCGAAGCTAAACTCCGCGCCCTGGTAGCGGTGCACGTCGGCATCGCTCTCGAGGTACGCGAACTCGATCGTGGCTCCGCTTGGGAACGTCCATGCGTGGCGCGCCTCGTTGTATGTCGCGCCGCGGCTCGGGTAGAGCTTGCGCGACTTCTCGATGAGCGTGCGCTGCAGCTCGGGGAACGTGTTGCGGAAGAGGATCGCGCGGAACGACGGGTGCTCTACCCATCGCAGCGGGGCCACCACGAGGTATTCGCTCTTGCCGGGGCCCGCCGCGCCGCCGAGGAAGAGCTCGTAGGCGCCGCACGCGAGCGCGTCGGCCTGCATGGGCAGCGGGCACCAGACCTCGCCGGGGATGCTGCGCGCGGGGACGGCGCCAGCGCTTACGAGGGCGCTATGGCTCTCGCTCGGCGGGGACGTAGATCGTGAGGGCGATCGGCTTGCCATCGGTCGTCATGTCGACCTTCTTCGGGGCCGCGGCCCCGGTCACATCGGCGAGGGTCTTCGCGGCGGCCACCATGCCCTTCGCGTCGGGGCCTTTGTCGGGGGTGCCGACCTCGGCGGTGCGGTACGCGTTGAGCAGCAGCGCGCGCACGAGCTCGCGGTCTGCGTCGGGGTCGTGCGCCTTCGCCCGCTCGACGAGCCGCGCGCGAACCTTCGCGACGTAGCCCCACACCTTGCGGGGGTGGCGAGCGAACTGCTTCGCGAGATCGGGCACGAAGTCGGCGGGGGCCTCGGCGCGGAGGATGCGCGCCTCGATGTCGTCAAGCCACTCTCTCGGGATCGGCCTTCGTGCGCGCGCGATGCCCTTTTGTGCCGCTTCGTCGGCCTCGCCGGGGGCGCGTGTCTGGTCGCCCATCACTGCCCCGCCGTCTCGACGACCACAACGCGCCGTCGCTGCCGCGCGCCGTTGCCGCCGACGCACGTCTCCGTGGTCAGCGTGAGCGAGCCCGCCGCAGCGCCTCTCGCGAGGATGCGGTATGCCTGCGCCCGCGAGCAGCCGCGCAGGGCCATGACGTCGTGGACTGTGAGCGTGGTCACGTCGGGAAGGTGCGCTGGCGTCGTGCGGGCGAACCGCGGAGACACCTGTGGCGCTGTTGCGAAGGCTACGTGAGACACCGTCAGCATGTCAAGCACCCCGCGCACGATCCCACGCCGTCACCGCGCGCTCCAGCACCCTGCGCCCCCACGCGACCAGCGCCGCCCTGGCCTGCGTCTCGCGGGCGACCGCCGACGCCACGGCCTCCCGCGCGTGCGACGTGTCCGCGTGCGACGTCAGCAGCCACGCGACGCTCGGCGCGCGCTTGCCAACGTGCGCCCGTTGCTCCGCGTGCTGGAGCGCCACCCGTGCCCGTGCGACGGCGGCCGACGCGTGCGGCAGAGCCTCCCGCAGCGCAACGGGGCCGCGCTCCTCGGCGATGGCCTGAGACAGCGCAGCCACCGTCGCGAGCTCGCCGCCGTGTGCCGCCAGCCACCGGAGCGCCTCGACGGAGCCTCGGCAGCGCAAAGCCCGGGCGTGCGCGCGCCGGGCCGCGGCCATCACGCCAGCGTCGATCGCGTGCTCCGTCGGCGTCTGCCGCGACTCTGTCTCGGACGGCATCCGCGGCTCACACCCGCTCGATCGGAGGTCCGCCTCGAGCGCGAGCAGCGGGGCGAGTTCGCGGCACACCCGCGCGAGGCGCGCATCGTCGAGGCGGTCAGCGACGGGACATTCAGAATCCATGGGCTTTCTCCATCGGGACGGTGGGCGCGACGAACCGCAGCGGCGGGCGCTGGGCGGTCGCAGGGGGCGCGGGAGGCGTCGGGGTGGGGTCGCTGGCCGTCCGGGCGGCCCTGAGCGACTCCGTGAGGCGCTGGCGCGCCTCGGCGGGCATCGGGCGGGCGCCGTTGGCCCAGTGGTAGGCCGTAGGGCGGCCGATGCCGAGCAGCGCGGCGACGGCGACGGCACCCCCGGCGGCGGCGATCAGGGACCGATCGTCGAGCCGCGGGGCCGCAGGGGGGTCATTTTCGCTGAAACCGCTTGTGGGAAGGGTGTCACACGTTCCCTGGTGTGTCCCCAATATACTCTTAGACGGGGTTACTACAGGGAGCGTGTGACTGCCTTCTGCGAAGGTGTTTTCGTCAGAAACAGGCGTTTTCGGCCCCACGCGGCGATTCCACCCACCGGCGACGGCTGCTTCGGCCGTGCAATGGCCCACCCCCGCCGCCACCGATCCGAGGCGCGCCGACCCGTACACACGCACCGCGTCGAGCACGGCCGCGGCGTCGATCACGTCGGAGGGCCCGCGGGGGATCTCGAGCACCTCGGCGCGGGCGTCCCACGACGCCGGTACGACGGTGCCCACGTGGACGTGCAGCGCGGGCGCCGTACGCCACGGCGCGCGCAGTCTGCCGGCCACCTGGGACACCTCGGCGGCCGTGGCGCGCCGGTACACCTCGGCGTGGTCGTCGGCCAGGCCGAGCACGGCGGCGATGGCGCGGGAGCTCCCGACGTTGGGGCGCGGGTCGCCGACCGACACCAGCGCGTCGCAGGTGCTCCAGTCGTTGCGCCCCCTCGCGTGGCCGTAGTGCCCGACCACGAGCTCGACGCCGCGGGCCCGCGCGTCGGCCACGATGGCGCGCGCCGTCGGGTCGGCGCCGTCGACGCCGCGCACGGCCGCGTCGAGCACGTCGGCGAGCGGTTTCCAAGAGAACAGCCCGACCCGCGTGCAGCCCGCGTCGGCCACCTGGGCGAGCGCCGCGCGCACGTACCGCTCGAGGCCTTCAGCCCACAGCACGCGCCCGCCGTCGAGCGCCGTCTTGCGGGTCGCGTCGGCCCAATACAGCACCCGACGCGTGACGAGCGCGCCGTCGGCCACGCGGACGTCGGTGACGTGCGAGTCGGGGAGGTAGCCGGTGTGCGCCGCCAGCGCGCGCACCACCGCGACGTCGGCCGTCGCGTCGAGGAGCACCGTGGGGCCGCCGCGCTGCATCGCCGCCGCCACCGCGGGCGAGGCCATGATGCCCCGCAGCACGCGTCGTGTCGTGTCGGGAAACGCCACCTCGACGGCCGCAACGCCGCGCTCCGCGTGCCCGTCGACGCCGTCCGGGGCGCTGCGCAGGATGCCCGCCGCGAGCCGCGCCACCTGCGCGTGTGTCGCCGACGCCGTGACGAAGCGCTCGCTCGGCTGCCCCGAGAACACCCGCCCGTGCTCCATCTGCGACGGCCGCGGGGCCCACGCGGACCGGCGGCGCCACGTCGACACGGGGGACGGGTTGGCCTTTGTGGGGCGCTCGCGGGACTCCGACCACGCCGCGCGAATCGCGTAGTCGTGCAGGATGTCGCCGGGCGCCATGACGTCGTCGCTGTCGGCCACCGGGTACGCGGCCTTGACCGCGTCGCACCAGGCCACGTCGCCGAGCAACGACTCCGCGCCGCGAGCGAACACCTGCTGCAGCGCATCGGCCCCCCGCGGGAGGTCGCCCCGCTCGAGGCCCGCCGCGAGCGCGCGCAGCACCGGGGCGCGCCACCGCTCGCTGCGAGCGAAGTGAACCTCGGCGCCGGCGGCCGACTCCAGCGCGTCGCGCGTGAGCGCCACCGACTCCACGGCCTGCGGGTCTTCGTCGATGATGACCAGCGCGTCGTTTCCTGCCCACGCGAGGCCCTGCGCGAGCAGCGCGTGCACCGTGACCACGACCGCGGGCGTCCCGACGCCGCCGAGCGGGATCACGGTCCCGGCGCGCGCCGCGCAGCCGTCGAGGTGCGGGCACGGCGCGTCGGTGCCCTTGGGGCCGAGGTGCTTTCCCTCGCACCACGTGGCCGCCGCGTGGCGGGCGCCCGTCAACCTAGCGAGCGGCACGTGGTAGTGGCAGGCGGGCTCGCCCCCGGCGTCGCGGACGGAGAGCACGCCGCGCAGGTACTCCCCGCGCAGGCCCCGGAGCGCGCTGGCGACCTCGAGGGCCACGGCGTGGGAGCTGGCCACGTAGAGGGTCTTCATGGTCGACGGCACGGCCTCGCGGTCGCCGACGGCCTCGGCGCGCGCGCGCAGCACGTCGATCGCCGTTCGCGTTTTGCCCGCGCCTTCGGTGACGCGCACGACGCTCAGGCCCGGCGGCGCGGCCTCGATCGCTGCGCGCACACGGGGGGCGGCCTCGGGGGCGGCGACGGTGGCGAGGGTGCCGCGCGCGTCGAGCTCGTCGCGCAGGGCCCGCGCGCCGCCCTCGGCCGGAAACGCCGTGTCGACGATCGCCGCGAGGTCGGGCCAGTGCTGCGCCAAGTAGCCGTAGCCCGTGACGCCCTGCCCATTGCGCACGCGGTCGGCGGTCGTCTGCCACACCTGGGGGCGGTCGTCGCTCTCGCCCGAGGCGGCGCAGATCGCGCGGGCGAGCTCGGGGCCGCGCTCGAGCGGCACGCCGCGGGCGTAACACGCCCCCGCAAGCGCCAGGTGCACACCGTGGCGGCCGTGGTGGCGCCGCAGCGCGCGGCCGAGGTCCTCTGCGAGCGTCGCCCACACGCCCGGGTCGACGGCGTCGCGCGTGGCGACGGCGCGCGGCGCGCGGGGGGCCCTCACGGGGGCCTC